ATCATAATCAAAATGGAGACCACTATTTAAAGGGCAAAATTGCTGAAATTCTAGTTTACAGCCGAGTGCTTACAACGCTAGAAAGACAAGCTGTGCAAACCTATCTTAATACTAAATACGCTATTTACTAATGAAAACAGGAAAATCTTTATATTCTGAATTGGAGTTGGCTCGTAGCACTTACCTAGATCGTGCTAGGGATTGCTCTGAGTTGACTATTCCTACTTTAGTTCCCCCCTCTGGTCATGGTTCTTCTACAGAGTACAGCACCCCGTTTCAAGGCATTGGGGCTAGAGGAGTCAACAACTTGGCTAGTAAGCTTCTTTTAGCCCTGCTCCCGCCTAACCAGCCCTTCTTTAAATTCTCTATTGATGAGTTTAAGTTTAAAAAGCTCCAAGGCGACCAGACTCTTAAAGCAGAAATGGAGAAAGCTTTGGCTGGCGTTGAGAAAGCCATTATGACTGACATTGAAACCTCTGCTGTCCGTGTGGCTACCTTTGAAGCTTTAAGGCATCTTCTAGTCGGCGGTAACTGCTTGCTGTATCTTCCTGCTTCTGGCGGGTTGCGTGTATTCCGACTAGAGAACTATGTTGTTAAACGTGATTCATTCGGTAATGTTTTGGACATTGTTACCCGTGAGAAGCTGTCTGTTACGGCTCTACCAGAAGAAGCAAGGAGCATTGTTGCTAAAAGCGACTCCAACGAGCCAAACATTGAGTTGTTTACCTGTATTCACCGCAAAAATGACAAGTGGTATGTGTATCAAACAATTAAAGATGCAATTATTCCAGGGTCTGAAGGGGAATACGACTTAGACAAGCTACCTTGGATTCCTTTGCGGTTTATACGGGTCGATGGTGAAGATTATGGCCGAGGCTTTGTAGAGGAGTACTTGGGCGATTTAAGGTCGCTTGAAGCCCTTACCCAATCGGTTGTAGAGGCTTCTTCTGCTTCGGCTAAAGTTGTATTTTTGGTGCGTCCTAATGGAGTAACTAATAAGAAGATGCTGGCCGAGGCTCGTAACGGAGCAATTATTACGGGTGACAGGAATGACGTATCTTGCTTGCAGGTAGAGAAACAAGCAGACCTTCGTATTGCTCAAAGCGTAATGGAAGCTATTACCTTGCGTCTAGGATACGCCTTCCTACTTAATGCTTCTGCTGTCCGTAATGCAGAGCGTGTAACTGCTGAAGAAATTCGTTATCTTTCCAATGAGATTGAAACAGCCCTTGGCGGTGCTTACAGCGTCCTTTCCCAAGAGTTTCAGCTACCCTTGGTTTCACGAATTATGGATAGGATGCAACGACAGAACAGGCTTCCTAAGATCGACAATAAGATCATTAGACCAGTCGTTACTACTGGTGTGGACGCTTTAGGCAGGGCTAGTGACTTGAATAAGCTAGACCTGTTTGTACAGGGCATCGCTTCGATTCTAGGCCCACAAGGGCTGGCTCAGTTCATTAACATGGACAACTACCTTACCAGAAGGGCTACAAGCCTTGGTATTGATACTGAAGGGTTGATTAAAGATCAACAAGCAGTAGCCCAAGAAACTCAAGGAGCTAACCAGAATGAGATGATGGCTCGTATGACGGAAGCTCTTGGCCCACAAGCTATTTCAACTGCTGGTCAGATTGCTAACAACAGCCCAGAATTTAAAGCTGGACTAGCCCAAGCCTTTAGCCAGTATCAGCAACAGCCTCAATCTAGTCAGTAAACAACACAACAAAGGAGTAAACACACAATGCAAGCAGTTAGCACACCCGTAACTCAAGTACCTGCTGACGCACCTAATCAGCCTATTGCTGACCCTAGAGGTGGCGGTTTGATTCAGCAGGATAACCAAACAACCACTCAAGAGGTTCGTCCTACTTGGCTTCCAGAGAAGTTTAAATCTCCAGAAGAAATGGCTAAATCCTACTCTGAATTGGAGAAGAGATTCAGCCAGCCTAAACAAGATGCAACCAAGACAGAACAGCCTCAAGATGGCACTCAACAGCCCGTAGCTGGCTTTCAAAAGTACAGCGAAGAGTACTTCTCTAATGGGAAGCTCTCTGATGAGACTTATACTGAATTGGCCTCTAAAGGTATTCCTAAAGAGTATGTCGATCAGTATATGAAGGGATTTGAAGCAACCCAGCAAGCTGAGTCTAATGCGATTATTGCTGATGTTGGCGGTGAATCTGAATTTAAAGCCATGAGTGAATGGGCAAGTGAAAATCTGTCTGAAGATGACTTAAATATCTATAATCAAGCAGTATCTAGCGGTAATAAAGAGCAAGCCTCTTTTGCTGTTAAAGGTATGTATGCTCGATTTAAAAGCGGTATTGGTGGTCGGGAACCAAGGCTCCTAGCTGGAGATACTAGGATTTCTGGCCCTAGTGATGTATACAGAAGCACAGCAGAAGTCGTTGAAGCCATGAAGAACCCCAAGTATAAATCTGACAAGGCATACCGAAAGGATGTTGAAGAAAAGCTTGGCAGGTCTAATGTATTCAACTAAAGGAGATATATGGAAAATAAAAAAGCAGGTTATAAAACTACAGAGTTCTGGTTGTCCGTAGTCGCCATGATTATTGGTGCTGTATCAGCCAGCGGTCTCATTCCCGCAGAAGGAGCTTGGCAACAGATTCTAGGGGTAGCCACTACTGCCCTTGTTGCACTTGGATATACTGGTGCAAGGTTGTCCCTCAAGAACAAAGAGTAACAATAGTGTGGTTGGCGATATTTCAAGCCCTTGCCTATCTAGTGCAAGCTTGGGTATCCACGTTGGCGGGGAGGGCTGTCCGTGAAGTTAAAGCTTCTGATGGCTCTCCCCCGCCTCTCTATATTCGTAGGGCTTTTAACGACAGGGTGTGCGAGTTTAACCGACTCAAAAAAGGTAGTATTCGTAGATGAGTCTGGTGGGTTTGTCCGTATTGGGCCTAATGTAACTGGACAAGTTTATGTTTGGGATGGTGAGCATTGGGCATTAAGCCAGAACAAAATAAAGATTCCCGAAGGATGGTATACAGGTTCTGTAGGGGCTGACGCTAAAGAAGGGCTTGACAAAGCTCCGCAGTCTAGTAAATAAACACTCAAGTTTTGGAAAAGCTTTCCGAAGCCCCGACCCTCTGCGGAGGACAATCGCTGGTGCAACAGATTGATATACCAGAGCGAACAACCAAGAATTGTTGGAGTTCGTTTTGAATCGTGTGATTTAATCGGGCTTCGACACAACAAAAGAAAGGGCTACTAATATGGCTCTAGCTACTAATACTCTCGCTCGCCCTGGTTCTAATCTACCAGCAGGAAGCGACAAAACGGAGCTTTTTCTTAAGAAGTTCGCTGGCGAAGTGCTGACGACTTTTGAGACTGAAGCTTTATTTAAAGACCTCACAACGACCCGCACCATTGAGAACGGCAAATCTGCTCAGTTCCCCGTGGTCGGAACGGCTGTGACCAAATATCATACCCCTGGTGACTCAGTCATCGAAGGGTCTAGCTACCTCAACAATATGTCGCACGTTGAGAAGGTTATCACAATCGAAGGATTGCTGACCTCCTCTGTGTTGTTGGCAAACATTGACGAAGCGATGAACCACTTTGATGTGCGTTCTATCTACTCAAGCGAAATTGGTCGTGCATTGGCAAAAGCCTTTGATAAGGCAGTTGCACAAACGATCATTTCTGCTTCGAGACAAGCTAACAGCTTCGGAACCAACGGCCCAGACGGAGATTCGGGAACCTCCGATACTTGGACTGCTGGTAACCATTCAGTTGTGACATCTAACTCTGGAACAGATGGTTCTGTTCTTGCGGGTGCTGTTCTAACTGGATTACGTAAGCTTGACGAGCGTGATGTACCTTCGGATAGCCGATACATCGCTGTTCGCCCTGCCCAGTATTGGCTCTTGATTGATGCTCTGACAAAGGGCGACTTCAAGGCTCCTTATACTAGCAATTCTGGCGTGTTCGAGAATGGAAAAGTCGCTATGATCGGTGGTGCAACCATCGTGAAGAGCAACAACATTCCTTCTACGGACTTGTCGAGTGACACCACCATTCCTGCACAGGCTACTGGTGGGTCTCGCCGTCTTGATTATTCTGGAACGCAAGCGATTGTGTTCCATCCTGCCTCGACTGGTTGCGTTAAGCTCCTAGACGTTGGCGTTGAGAGCGAATACCAGATTGAGCGACAGGCGACCTTGATGGTTGCTAAGTACGCAGTTGGACACGGAGTTCTCCGTCCCGAAGCGTCTTACGAAGTCAAGTCTGCCTAATAATTAGGTACTCTAGGGGCCGTCAGTCAAGCTTGTCACATCCTCGGCAAACCAAAGGTTATTGTGTTTCCCTTTGGCGAGTGAAGTGAATTTAAGCTTGGCTGGCGGTCTCTTTTTTGTCTAAATTACCCTTATGCCAGTAATTGCCTCCACAGAGCTAGATGCAATCAACACGATGCTGACCACCATTGGTGAGTCTCCTGTCAACAGCATTAGTGCCTCTACAGCTGATACTCGGATTGCTCAGCTTATACTTCAAGAAGTAGATCGTGCAACTCAGATCAAGGGGTGGAATTGGAATACGGAAACAGATGTAGTTCTTACTCCTAATGGAAGTACTAAAGAAATTACCCTAGCAAACAATGTTGTACGCATCAGCATTGATAAACGAACATATACTGATATTGATGTTGTACAGCGTGGGACACGGCTTTACGATAAGAAAAATAAGACCTTTCAGTTTTCTTCAGCTATTAAAGCCGAAGTTGTATCCTTACTCCCTTTTACAGACCTTCCAGAACAAGCCAGATACTACATTGTAGTTAGGTCTGCTAGGCTATTTCAGCAGAGAATGATTGGGGATTCAACAGGGTCGGCCTTTAGTGCTGAAGAAGAAACAACGGCTCTCATGGCTTTACAAGATTCAGAAGATGAAACAGCAAACCACAACATTTTTGATCAGTACGATGTATCTAAAGTAACCGCCTACAGGCGTTATCTAGTTTAATTTATGGCAATAGCAGACGTTAAAGGAGCCTCACGGAGCCTTATTAGGACAAGTGTACCTAATCTAATTTCTGGTGTTTCACAACAAGCTGATTCTTTTAAGCTTACTACACAAGCTTATGAGCAAATTAATGGTGTTTCCAGCGTTGTAGATGGCTTAATTAAGCGTCCATCTACGGAACTACTTAAAGAGATTGCTTTTAATCAACCTGCAGGTTCGGCCAGCTACCCGTATGGAGCTAGCGGTAATGCGGTATACCCTAAACTAACGCCCATCAAATACTTTACGATTTCTTCTGGAGAGTTTACTGATTATTTTGGGATTGCATTTAATAATCCAGCTACAAACGATAAAACAATTAAGATTTTTGATCTTGCTGGTAACGAAAAAAATATCCTCTATTATGGTAATAATCAAACAGCTATAAACTCTTATTTAACTGGCCTTACTACAGAAACTCTAGGCCAAAATATTAAAACTCTTTCAATAGCTGATTACACCTTTTTAGTCAATAGTGCTAAAACAACAGCTTTATCTGCTGATGTCTCTCCGAAGGCTACTGCTGGTATTGGTGGCCCAGAAGTATTTCAAGGAATGATTGTTGTTAAAACTGGATATACTGGAAATAGTAGGTCAAACCCTAGCGGAAAAATAAGCTGGTCAGCTAAAGTTGTAGGTACTAATAATTTTCTTTATGCTACTGCTAGTGGGGATAGCGATGCTTGGAATCCAAATAATCCTTCTTCAAATGCTAGTCTTGTTGGAGGAACGCCTTCAACTATTGCTTCAGACATCGCTACTAAATTGTCTGCTGGTATGCAAAATTCTTTTGGTACTTATGGTAGAATAGTAGTTTCTGGGTCTAATGTGATAATTCAAAATTCTTCAGTAAATTTTAAAATTATAGTAGAAGATGGATATGCTGGTACTTTATTTTATAGCATAAAAGATGATGTACAGAACTTTACTGATCTTCCTATTATTGCTCCTCATAGCTTTATAGCTAAAATTACTGGTATTCCAGACTCTACTGGAGATGAATATTATGTAAAACATAATAGTAATTATACTGGAGAATATTTAATTGGAAGTAGTTCATCTTCTCCTATTGGTGTGTTTGCAGTAAACGAAGGTACTTGGTCTGAAACTCGTGGAGCTGGTATCCAATATAAATTAGATTCATCCACAATGCCCTCTGCTATTGTTAAGTTGGATGATAATAATTTTTTATTCACTCCTTTAAATGGAGTTACAGCAACCTACACACTTGGAGGAGGGAGTAGTGGGACTAAGGCTTATACCTCCCCTTCTTGGGGGAGTAGAGATGCAGGTGATGAAGAAAGCAACCCAAACCCAAGTTTTGTAGGAAAAGGAATTAATAACTTATTCTTTTTTAAAAACAGATTAGGATTTCTAGCTGGAGAAGCTGTAATAATGAGTCAAGCTGGAGAGTTTTTTAATTTCTTTAAATCCACTACTTCACAGATTTTAGATTCTGACCCCATTGATATTACTTCATCTACAACTGAAATTGGAACTCTTTACCATGCTATTCCATTTTATGATCGAGTAGTACTATTTGCAGATGGCATTCAATTCTCACTACAATCGGACGGAGAAATGACCCCAAAATCTGTATCATTACAGCAAACAACTTCTTTTAATGTAGATGTTTCAGCAGACCCAATAGCTATAGGTAATAAAATATACTTTTCTTACAGAAAAACAGATTATTCTGGTGTACAAGAATACTTTATTAATCCAAATACGATTTTATTGGACGGAAATGATATTAGTGCCAATGTCCCTAGTTATTTAAATGGGGGAATCCAAAAATTTGCTGGTTCTGATATATCATCTTTATTGCTTTGTTTGAGCACAACTAAAAAGCACGAAGTTGGGGTTTACAAGTTCTTTTATTCAGGAGACGAAAAAGTTCAGTCTGCTTGGTCAAAATGGTCTTTTGGAGTAAATAACAATGTAAAAATAGCTTATATTAAACGAGATAAAATATACTTTATTATAGAAAGTATTGGTACTAGCGATACAAAGTTGTCTATGGTATCCCTTGATTTAGATACTACTAAAAAAGATGCAATTGGTACTCCAAATATTCAAGCTCTTGTAGACTATAAATCATCTAATTTTACTTTATCATCCACTTTAACTAATGGAGATGGAACATTTTCTCTTATAACTCTTAATAATAGAAATTTTATTCCATTAACTCAATCCCAAGTAAAAATTACTAACCCTTACAATGGATATATTGCTCCTTTTTCTTTAACTACTGGTTTTTCTACTACGACAACTACTGATTATTCTTTTTTTACATCACCAGACATAACATTTAATAATTTTAAAATAGGGTCTGGATTTACTAGCACAACAACTACAAATGCTTCACAATTTAGATACAATTTAACTCCGTCTGGGACTTTTGCCACTAGCTCGGCATTAGCTTTAAGTAATAGCCAATTTGTTGAATTTTCAATTACCTTAGGAAAATATAAAAGTTTTAATTTGATTAGTTTTTCTAATTTTTTACTGAGTCATAGTGAATCTTCTAGTTCAACAGCAACTCTATTTTATAGTAGTAATAATTCAGATTACTCTCAAATAGGTACTCAAGGACTAAGCGGTACAGGCTCTACAATAGCTTTAGCCTCTTCTCTTGAGCTAAAAGGAGGTGCTGAAGAAAAAACTTATTACTTTAGACTTACTTTTCATTCTTCTGTGAGTAAAACGTTCTCTTTTGAAAGAAACGCAACAAATCCAGTTTTAAATGGTTATTTATTTTCTAGTTACATAAGTGCTTCTTCTCTTAATTTTGGTACTACAGGATTAATGTATAATAAAAGCCCTTATCAATTTATAAGCAACTCTGGAGTAGCTTACGACACTTACTACGCCATTTACAATACTTCTGGTGTAGCTGGAGTACCTGTATCGGGTTCTCTTGGGTACTGCTCCAATAATAAATTGTTTGTTAAGGCTAATTTAACTAATGCTAGTGGTGTAATAGGAATTCCTTATCCAATGGTTTATGAGCTAGGCCGTCCAGTTCTTCGCTCTGCTTCTGGTAAGGGTCAATCTGCGGTTGCCGATGGTAGACTGCAACTTAAGAACGGGATTCTTCTTTACGACAATAGCAGATTCTTTCAAGTACTCGTAACTCCTAAATATAGGGATACCTATAATTACACTTATTTATATAACTTTGTTCCTAATTATTTAGGAGTTGGCCCCACAAATCTTGACTATATGCACATGGAAGATGGTGCTTTTAAGTTCCCTGTGTTCTGCCGTACAGATGATGTTAAAGTTAGTATTTTAAACGAATCTCCTTATCCCTGTTCATTGTTAAGCCTTGAGTGGGAGGCTCTGTATAGTGCAAGATCAAAACGTATTGGCTAGTTATTCTAATGGGATCGTTGTTAGAAAGACTTTAATGCCAGACGTAAAGTATATAGCCCCTAGACTTCGCAAAGCAGACCTTCGAGAACTTAAAGCTAACTCCTTAGCCAAACCAGATATTGCCTTAATGACTAGTGTTTGGCTAAGTAACCCTTGTTATACCATTTGTGTGTACGGCGAACCTATTGGTTTGTTCGGTTTATGCCCTCAAAAGGACGTAGGAGTTGTATGGATGATGGGTACTGACAAGGTTTTACAGATAAAACATACTTTTCTGAAGGCTTCTAAGGAATGGCTTAACTATTTGCTTGAATTAAAGCCAGTTTTATTTAACTTTATACACGAAAAGAACACCCTACACATTAAGTGGTTGCGTTGGTTGGGCTTTTCAATTATAAGCAAAAAGGAAAATTTTGGTATAAATGGAGAAACATTTTACGAGTTTGTGAGGATAAAAAATAATGTGTAGTCCAGCTTTAGCTTTTGCAGGTGTCGGCCTAGCTGTTGGGATTGCCCAGAGCGTTGCCCAGTATCAGTCTCAAAGTGACTTTGCTAATCAGCAAGCTCAAGCTCAGAGCGATGCAATCAGACAGCAACAAGAATATCAGAATCGCCTTATTCAACTAGAAGGTGAAAGATTTCAAGCTGAAAGTAACGCTGTAAGAACTAGACAGCTTCAAGAACAACAGGCTCTTGCCAGACAGCAGGGACAGGCTTCTAAAGAAGTTAGGTCAGCACAGGCAACCGCTTTAGTGCAGTCTGGTGAGTCGGGAGTTACTGGTCTTTCTGTTGATGCTCTTTTGGCTGATTTTACTAGACAAGAGCTTGGCTACCAAGAAGGTATATTAAGGGAACAGCAAAATAAAGATGCTTACTATAATGAACAACTTCGTCAAAATAGAATAGCTTCTGCTTTTACAATGGCTGAAATGAACAGACCTATTACATCACAGCCTATTGCTCGTCCTAGCGGTGTTGCTCTTGGTCTTGAGATAGCTGGTAAGGGTGTGGGTGCTTATGGCAACTATTTAAATTACGGCGGTGGCATGAGGCCAGAACGCAGTACCCCAAGGTCTGTACTAGCAATTCCTAGCTAATTTATATGGCCGTAGAATTAGTTAATAGGCGGGGTGTAAGTGTAGGACGATTACCTGCCCCTAACATCCCTGCTCCTGCTCCAATTGTTCAAGTAGCTACTCCTAAAGCAACAGCCCCAGCGGAAGCTGTAAGGCCAGTACGTCCAGAGCAGAGCGAACTAGGACAGATTGCTAATTCTTTAGGTTTCTTTAACGAAAACCTTTTTAGTTTGGGTTCGGTATACACACGAATCTCTAATAAAGAAAATTTAGAACAAGGTCAGCAAATGGCTATGGAGGACATGGCTAAAGCTAGACAGATCACAAAGCTAGGTTTTAAGAAAGCTTCAGAGCAAGGCTTGATCGACCCTGGAGCCAACCCTTATATGCGGTTGGGTCTTTATGAGACTACGGGAAAGATCGCAGGGCAAGAATATCGTGAAGCCCTTCTCAATCGTAGGGATGAAGTAAACAGCCCTTATTCAAAGATTACGGAAGATCAGCTTATCGCTCAAGAGCGTCAGAAGTTTGCGGAACAGGTAGGTGAAAACTTCTATGCACAGCAGGGTTTTCTTTCGGAAGCTAATCAAGCTGAACAGAGCTTTAAAAATGCTGTTATCAGCGAAAAAGCTAAATTCACTCAAGTCGTAACTGAAGAAAAAGACGCTCTAGCTATCACCAAAACAATTTCTTCATTAAAACTAGCGATAACCCCAGAGGATAAAGCCAATGCTCTAACTAGCTTGAAAGAACTTTACAACAACAGGTCGCAATATGCTCCTAATGTAAATGCCTTAACAGCTAGAGATGTTGGTAATGCAATTAGGTCTATTGCTAAAGACGACCCAGATAAAGCAGGTCAAGTGCTGGATGAGATTACTACTATGGTTATTACTCGGAGGGATGGAAGCACAGCTTCTTTTGGCGAAGTGCTTACTCCAGTAGTAGACGACCTTCAGAATCTTATTGATTCAGCAAAGGATAGGAACGGGCGTAACTGGGAACGTAATTATAGGGAGAAAACCTTTAAAGCTGGTATTGCTATTGATGAAAATATTGAAAAATTTGTAGAAGAAACACGAAAACCAAACGCAACGCTTACGCTATTAGATGATGCTATTATTCCTAGCATTGTAGAAGATGTGATGAAAAGATTTGAAGGAGTAAGCAGACAAGAAGTTGTTGAAATGACTACAAAGAAGCTTGCCGTTGTTTCAGCAGTAGACCAACAACAAGTAATTAACCACGTTTACAAATTGGCCAAAACAAACCCAGAGGAAGCACTTCAGTTTGTCAAAGATGCAGAAGGAGAAACTATTTCTTGGGAAGCCAGTAAACAGCTACAACAATCTTTAGTAAAGGCTAACGACAACTTGCAATTAATTAACAGCCCAGCTTCTAATTCGTATTATAAACTGCTGTCTGACGGCTTTAAAACAAATACAATGTTTAATTCTATGACGGAATCTGAACAAGAAGTATTTGTTTTCAACTCTAGGGCTGTTTTTGATTCTAACGTGGCCTCATTTATTGAAAGTCTTGACCCAGCGATGCCCAACACAGAAGTCAATAAGTTATTGCGTCAAGAGCTTCCTAAAATTACAGAGAAAACCAAAAACGATTTGTTTAAGGTGCAGAACCAAAAAGCTTTAGAAACACAAGCTTATTTAAGTTCTCGAATGGCAAATGAAATTAAAACTGGTGCTACAGACCCTAAAGTAAACCCAGTAGCCGAGTGGACAATTTCATCTCTTGTATTTCCTAGTTATAACCCAAACCCCACCGAGCTTCTTTTGTCTAGGCTGGGTAGGCTTGAACAACTACAAAATCAGCTAGATGTCACAGCCGAAAAAACAAAGCTCGAAGGATTTAAGCCAGAACAAGCGTTAAGGGAACAAAATGAACTTAAGCAGTTTATGGCTAATAAGTCGCAAACTTACTTAACGGAGGTCGCTAATATCATCAAGGCTGGTGGTTCTGAGGTAAGTCGTGTGTTTGGCGATGAAAACAACTCTGAATTTTATACTAACACGCCAGAACAAGCTGAAAAGTACAATGCCGACTATTTTAAAATCAAGAGTCGGATAGGCTTTTCGTCTACCGAGCTTTCCAGCGGTATTACTTCAGACGGGATTAAGTTCGACCCTAAGACCCTTTCGACTGATTCTACACTATTCTTCAAGTCTACCGCTGAAGCCAGAAAAGCATTTGATGACTATAAGAACGCAATCAAGACGGATGCTAACGGATTCACTACTTTTGAAGGCTCTGCTCAAGGATATTATATTCAGACTTTGGTTGACTTATATGGGATAAAAGACGAAGATGCTTTAACAGCGTTTATGAGTAACCAAAAACTCAAGCTACAGCTACTAGGAAAATAATATGGCTCTACCTTCATTTGACGAACTGCCCTCCTTAAATGCACCAGTACCTCCTATGGGTACAACAGAAACCGAAGTACCTATGGCTCCAGCCCCAGACGCAAAAGAGGGTGTTTTAGGGACAGCAAATAGACTTGGAACGGCTTTTTTACGAGGTGGAGCTAAAGGTATTGGTGAAATAGCCCAATTAGCCTCTTTCGGCAAGATTGATGACAATTTCTTGAATGTGTTTGGTGAAAGCCAGACTGGAGGCGAGGAATTGGCTGAAGGCATTGGTAACTTTGCTGTAGGCTTTCTCCCTGCTGTGGGAGTATTGGGTAAGGTTGCTACAGCCACTAAAGCACTTAAAGGCGTGGCTATGGCAGAAGCCGTGGGGTCTGCTCTTTCTAACAAGTTTTTAAAAGGAACAATCGCTGGAGCTATAACTGACTTTGGATTCTTTGATGAGCATACTAAACGGCTATCGAATATTGCTGAAGAGGCTGGAATTCCCTTTGCAGACATCTTGGCCCAAAGCGATTCTGACAGCGAGTTTGTTGCACGACTAAAATCGGCTTCAGAGGGGGTTCTTCTTGGTGGTGCAACAGAACTATTCATGGGTTCTGCTAAAGCCTTGTTTACGGCTAACAAAATGAAGCTGGCTGGTAAGTCTGCCAAAGAGGTTGTAGAGGTTCTTAAAAAAGACCCGTCTATCCAAGGGTCAATTAATATTCTACGTACTGCTGAAGAGGAAGCTTTAACTAAATCAAAGGCTGTTCCTGCCTTGGCTACCGAGATGCAACCAAACATGAAGAAAGGTACAAGACCAGACAGAGAACTTGGTGCTAACGCTGTCCCTGTACCTGTTACTTCTGCTCCTATTAGTGAAGCCCAGCTAGGAAAGTTGTTTAATGTGTACTTGTCGGGTAACGGAGACTTAGTGGGTGAAGATATTGCCCGTGAAGCCCCAGAGATTATTACAAGCATCAAGAATTTAAAGACGGGGAAAGAAGCTGAAGAGTGGTTTGGTTCGTTTGCTTCGGCTTTTGAAGGTTTTCTTAAGAACCGCAAAGGCGGGGTACTCCCAGACGCAGTAAGGGCTGAAAAGGGGCTAAACTACCTTAAAGAAACTCTAGATGCCCGTGGTTTTGAGACTATTCTAGGAGGTGCGAGGTCGTCTGCCCAGTTTGCCAGCCAGTTGCCCGTGCTAACAGAGGCTTACAAGGTAGCAAACACCCTATTCCACACCGCTTCAAAGAACGCTGTTGATGAGTTTCTGGCTGAAATGCCTAACTTTAAGGGTTTTGCTGGCACAGCCAAGGCTCTAGCTGGTGAACTTCCTCCTTCTGCTCGCAGTTTTCTTCAGATTTTGGAAGCCCAGAAAGCTATGTCTGGATATATCAAGCAGATTGGTGCTGGAGCTTCTAGGACGTTGCGGGTGTTTAGAAAAGACAACACAGCTCAAGCTATAGAAGAGATTCTTGGTTCTGGAAGAGAGTTTATTGGTAAGGATGCTCAAGCCTTGATGGGAGCTGTGAACTCAAAAGGCGGTTTAAAAAGACTTGAGGATTTGGCTATTAAAATTAAGCTGGCTGGCGACAACGAGGTTGCATTTACAAAGCTTGTAGATGGTACTCGTACTGGTTTAGACAGACTGGCTACCTACACAATCAACGCCATGTTAAGCAAGGTAAGCACATTTGCTACTATTCAGTTTGCCAGTAACAGCCTTACAAGCCTTTATTTACCTTTGGAACGTGCAACAGGAGCTTTGTTTAGGGGTGACCTAGCCGAGTCAAAAAACTCTTTACGAGTAATTGGTTATTACAATCGTTTAGCTGGGGAAGCCCGTAACTGGTTTGTAAAGTCTCTTAAAGAAGGACAAAGCTTTATTGGTTCTCAGAGTTCTGTTGCTGAAGCAGGTAAACAACAAGTTTTGGGTGGCGTGAAGTATCTCGAAACCAACGCTCCCATGCTTGCCAAAGCTCTAAATGGTATTGATGTGTTGCTAACCAGCCCTACTAGATTTATGCAAGCGGTAGATGAAGGCTTTAAACAACTTCATGTCCGTGCGTCTGCTTCTGCTTACCTTCATGGCGAGGCTTTAGAAAAAGGAATTAAAGACCCTGCTCAGATTGTTTCGTATGTTGAAGAAGGACTAGCAAAGTTAGTTACACAAGAGGGGGCATTAAATAGCGAACTGGCTATCCGTCAACAAGCCCAGCGTATCGGCAAAGCTAGGGGGCTTAACAAGTTTGACATCGCAGACTTAGAAAACAATATGGTTGCTGAATACCAACCTAAACTTTCTAGGATTGAAAGCCTAGCTAAAGATTTTAGCCAAGAAGCCACATTTACTAGGCAAGGCGTATTGAGTGCTGATGGTAAGACCTATGAAAAAGGTTTTTCGCAGTTAGTAAGTAATATTGCAAGTTCTTCTCCTTTGGTTCGCCTTGTTGCACTTCCTTTTGTTAATACGCCAATGAATCTAATGAAAATGGTTGGACAAAGGTTGTTTCCTAGCATCACTACAAATATTCCTGGAATTAGAGGATTTCATAAACAATTAATTAACGATCTGGCTTCTGGAGATTCAGCTAGAATGGCATCAGCAGAGGGACGCATTATTATGGGCAACCTTCTGTCTGTAGGAGCGTTGATGACCGCTGGTTCTGGTGCAATTACTGGTTCTGGCCCAAGAGACCCAGAGGAACTTAAGCTTCTTACTCAAACTGGCTGGCAACCGAACTCTTTCCGCATCCCCACTCCTAATGGTGATACTTACATTTCCTACGCCAAGCTAGACCCGTTTGCCAGTTTCCTTGGACTCACGGCTGATTTTGTGGACAAAATGAGCCAGCTAAGTGAGAACCACAGGCAAGACGGATTACAAATGTTTGCTACAGCTATCGGTATTGCTTTTGCTAAGAACGTCACCAACAAGACCTACCTAGCGTCCCTTAAGCAGTTTGACGAAGCCATCTCGCAACCAGATCGGTTTATGGAAAAGTTTGTGCAAACAAAAGTCGGGTCGTTGGTTCCTTCTGCTGTTGGAGGCTTGGCCCCGTTGTTTAACAACGAAGAGCTGGCTGAAGTTCGTACTATCGGTGACGCTATTCTTTCTAGAATCCCAGGAGCCAACGCTGTAGAGAGTAAGCGGAATATGCTTGGAGAAAAAATAACCAGAAACTCTCCTTCTGTTGTTGATTATCTTGTTCCTACTGCTGTATCTAAAGATAAGAATGACGCAGTAATGAATGAACTTTCGAGACTTCAGCACGGATTTAGAAACCCAAGCACAAAGCTAAACGGGCTTGAACTACTAGATTATTCTATGCAAAACGGACAGACTGCTTATGACCGATACATGGAACTTACTGGGCAAGTTAAACTAGCTGGCAAGACGCTACGACAAAGCCTAGACAAGCTAATCAAAAGCACTCAGTACCAGAGGTTACCAGAAGATAGGCTTTATTCTGTTGATGATTCCCCTCGTATTTCTGAAATCAAGAAAGTAGTCAACAAGTACCGCCAACAAGCTAGGCTTCAACTACAACGTGAACTTCCAAAAGTCAAACAGCAACTTCGAGTTGTGGAGCAAATTAAGGAAGGAAGAAGGTCTGGTAGGAGTGTTGAAGGTTTGATTCAGTCTCTACAGGGAGTTTAAGTTGTGGCTAATTCATACGTTACTTTTCTTGATTATACTGGAAGTGGTAAAACTGAATATACAATTCCTTTTAATTTTTTAAACCCAGAACATATAAAAGTATCTTCAGCTAATACAAATGGTTTAAGTAATCCTTACTTATGGAATTATATTCCTATATTAACTTGGAACAACAATTTAGTAGACGGAGAAACTAGTTACCCATTTGGAACTTATTCTGTTGTTTTTGAAAATGGAGTTAATAAAATTAAATATGCTCCAATTTCTGCAAATCAAACACTTAATGTTACAATATATAGAAGGACTCCTTATTTAAATACAACCTATTTTTCAAATGGAAGTCCAATTCAAGCTTCTGATTTAAATTCTATTCTTTTACAAAGTGCATATAGCATAGAGGAAACTATTGAAGCTGTAGATTCTGTTAGTATTTTTAAAGTAATTTCTGAACTTAATAATAAAGTATCTAAAACTGGAGATAATTTAACTGGTGCATTAAGTGGTGTAACATATTTAGCTCTTACAGATACAGGTCAAGGAATACTTGCACCGCAAGTACAACTTCAAGGTGGAACTATTAGAAATGTTCCTACACCTGCTTATAATACCGATGCAGTTAATAAGGCTTATGTAGATGGGCTTACTTTAAGCGGTGGAAGCCAGCCTGTAATAGCGAATGATTCAATTACATCAGAACTTTTAAGGAAAGTAGTTGGAGAAGAGGCCGTAACTTCTACTGCAATTAGAACTGGAGCAGTAACTTCTACAAAATTAAATTCAAATTCTGTAACCGCAGATAAACTTGTTTCAAATGCAGTAACAAGTGTAAAAATAAATAGTGGGGCAGTAACTACTTCAAAAATAGCCCAAAATGCTGTAACTTCTACAGCTATAAATAATGGAGCAATAATAGAAGATAAAATAGGAACTGGAGCTGTAACAAATACAAAACTTGGTACGGGAGCTGTAACAAATGATAAAATTTTAGATGGTACTATTACTGCTGAAAAACTAGTTGTTTCTGGTTTAAATGGGAATTCACTTATAACTAATAATACTCTTCCATATACTAAACTTCAAGATTTTAATGGTAACTGGACTACAAACGATATTAATTTAACATCAGCAAAGATCACCTCAACTGCAACTTCTATAGAAGCTCCTAATGCCACTCTTACTGCTTCAAAATTTATTCAAAATAAAACCCTTACTTATTTGGAAACTAATAGTGATTTTGTAAATGAAGGCTATATAAATTTATTTTCTGGGAGCGTAAAATTTGATTCTTCAAACACACCAAGTCAGAATTCTTTAAAAGAATTAGAGACCACAACACCCGAAGTTTTTTTTGATTGGTATTCTCCAAGTAACGGATTTTACTCATTTGATATAAGACTAACAAAACCAAGTGTTGCAGGTTCTAGGTATGGAAAAACTCTTTTTAAGTGGCAACGTAGGGGAGGACAAAATGCTGGGAATGGACTAGGAAGCGACTTTAGTTCAGTACACTATTCTCAATTTTTTTACCGAACTAAAGCCAACATTCCTTTTAATGTAACAGCAATAAATCAAAATCCAATATTTTCGCTAGACGGGTTAGAAATAACTCCTTTAGCAAATTCTGGAAGAATAATTATTAATAATACAAATCAACCAGCTAAAACATTTTTAATTACCCTATCTGGATTTGTTATAGATTCTTCTGGTCGTCTAGGATATTTATATATAAAGCCACTATGTGATGAATACTCAGTATCATCGGCTGTTGCACCTAAAAGCGTATATTATTTAAAATTTGATCAAACTGCTAGAGCTACCTATTCATTTAACATAAAATCAATATTTACTGTAGGAGCAAATAGTATGGGAACATTTGCTTGTGAGTATTATTATACTGATTCAAACGGAAACACTCCAGCCCAATCAGTAGAATTAGGATTTGGATTCCCATTAGGTACAATACCAGGGTCAAGTACTGCCCTTCGTGCTCCCGAAGAGTGGACAAATAACAGAGTAAATTTTAACGATTCTATAGTTGATTTATTAATAGAAAGAATTTAATGAGCCAACAACTTAACAGAGCAATAGGCCGTCTTGAAGGCAAAATTGACACCATACTTGTAAACCAAGATGAGTTTAAAGCTACTTTTTCTAAGCACGATGAACGTTTACGAAAGTTAGAAGGTCAACACATGAAAGCTTTAGGTTTTTTTGGTACTATTATGGTATTTTGTAATTGGGCATGGGATGTAATAAAACAAAAGTTATGAGACAACAAGACGAGGTAACAAGAGTAATGGAAGAGCTTCACGTTGAGCTTGCCAATGAGTTCTTGAGGAGAGTCAAAATGGGTGATGCAACGCCAGCCGACCTTAACGGAGCAAGGCAGTTTTTAAGAGACAATGGGATTGACGCTGTAGCTATGCGTGGGTCGCCACTTCAAAAACTAGCTATGGTATTGCCGTTTGAAGAACAACAAGTAATAGAAGCTCCAGCAAAAACTTTCAGCTTGCCAGCACCCTATCAAGTAGATAAGGCTGTTGCAGTATGAAAGCACGGGATTATAAGAAAGAATATAGAGACTACCACGGCAACCCTTTGCAGATTAAACATAGGGCTAAACGCAATTCTGCTCGAAGATTAATGATTCGTAAGTATGGTAAATCAAAGGTTAAAGGCAAAGATATTGACCACAAAGACGGAAACCCTATGAATAACTCTAGCTCCAATCTTAGGATTACTTCTATTAAATACAACAGAGCCAAACACTAGGCTCAGTAAAACACAAGGCGGTTCATGCAACTAGACCCTAGATTAAAGGACTTTCGTAATTTTTTATACATGGCTTGGGGACATCTAGGTCTCCCTACTCCTACAAAGGTTCAATACCAGATTGCAGAGTACCTTCAGCACGGGCCAAAGCGGTGCGTTATCCAAGCCTTCCGAGGGTGTGGTAAAAGCTATGTATCTGCTGGGTATGTCTTATGGAGGCTTCTTCTTGACCCCAAACTGAACTTCTTGGTTATTTCAGCCAGCAAAAGCCGTTCTGACGATTTCTCAACTTTCTGTTTACGTCTCTTAAGCGAGATGCCCCTGCTCGAACACCTAAAGCCCACCGAAGAACAGCGTTGCTCCAAGGTTGCCTTTGATATTAATGGTGCTCCTGCTTCACAGGCTCCTAGCGTCAAGAGCATCGGTATTACAGGGCAGATTACAGGTAGCCGAGCTGATGTAATTATTGCAGATGACGTAGAAGTTCTTAACAACTCTGCTACCGAGGGGATGCGTCACAAGTTGTCGGAAACAATCAAGGAGTTTGATGCGGTTATCAAGCCTCTGGAGACCAGCAAGGTGATCTACTTGGGAACCCCGCAGAGCTACAATAGTATTTACAAGATGCTTCCAGAGCGAGGCTTTAAAACTTGCGTATGGCCTAGCCGTTACCCTACAGAAACAGAACGCATAGCTTATGGTGATTCTTTTGCTGTTGATCTGCGTGACGAACTGCATAACGACCCCGCACTATTAGGCAAGCCCACAGACCCCCAGCGGTTTAGTGAGGCCGACCTTATGGAACGTGAGGCCAGCTATGGTCGTTCTGGGTTTGCTTTGCAGTTCCAGCTAAACACCAGCCTATCCGACCACAATAGGTATCCCCTCAAGCTGTCTGACTTGATTGTGATGACCCTTAACCCAGATATGGGGCCACAAAAAGCTGTATGGGCATCTAGTCCAGAACTGGCATGGAACGAATTACCCAATGTCGGCCTTAACGGAGACAGGTTCTACAGGCCAATGAGCATCGTAGAGCCTTGGGTTAAGTACGATGGATGTTGCATGAGCATTGACCCATCTGGTAAAGGCAGGGATGAGACAGCCTATGCAGTAGTAAAGATGCTTCACGGACAGCTATTCTTGGCTGAAATAGGCGGTTTAATGGAGGGTTATAGCCCTAAAAGCCTAGAGGCTCTAGCTGAAGTAGCCAAAAAGCATGGTGTAAATGCTGTAATCATCGAAGAAAACTTTGGTGGCGGTATGTTTACCAGCCTCATCAAACCCGTGTTTGCCCGTATACACCCGTGCAACATAGAAGAAGTTCGTCATAGCAAACAGAAAGAAGCTCGTATTATTGATGTCTTGGAGCCTGTTATGAGTAGCCACAAGCTAGTAGTAGACTCTGATTTAGTACGAAAGGACTATGCAGATTGTGATACCAGAGGATTAGACACCGCCCTCAAATACAGCCTATTCTACCAGATGAGCCGTATCACAAGGGATAGGGGTGCTTTATCCAATGATGACCGACTCGATGCTTTAGCTATGGCTGTCCAGTACTGGGTAGAGCAAATGGGCAGAGATACAGACTTGGCGTTGGTAGAACAAAAAGATCGACTTTTAGACGAAGAGCTGGCTAAATTTGCTGAAGGAGTATTTGGCAAAAAACTTAAACAATCTAACTGGATAACAAGATAACGGCTATGTCAGATTGGACTCTTAACAGATCAACGATGAAGTGGGAACGACCTGCTCCTTCTTTTAGTGCTCCTTTACCCACCCCCAAAGCCCCTCAAACTACCCCTACCCAACCACAGGCTTCCCAAAAAAGCTCTACAATGCCTCAAAATGAGCCTACAATGGCCTTTAAAATGAACTTAAATAGCGACCAAATAGATTCCATTACAGGCATCATTAAAGACTCAGCAAAAGCCATTATGAGTGCAGAAGGAGTATCTACCATCCAATCTGGACGTAAAGAAACTTATGGTTTTAGAGAAGGTAACCCAGGATACCAAGAAGTAACCAACGCTGTAAAGCAATATGGAGCAACTAGCGAACAGGCCACCAATGCTGTAGCTAACCAGCTTTCTTCAAAGCTAAAGGTTGTAGGGCTACCCAATGTTACCGATGCTGGCATGATTGGAGCCATTATGTCTGTTGCACACATGAGGGGTGATTCTGGTGCTAGGGCTATTCTTAACTCAATCGGTACAGGCTCTGACAAGATCGAATACAGCCGTAAAGACATCTCACCAGAAGCCCTTAAAGTTCTTAATGGGATGAGTGCTGGAGAGTTCCACACCAAGCTACGGCAAGCCAGAGAGCTGTATGACAAGACCCATTACTGGAACAAGACAGACAGCATCAAGATGGCTAATGGTAACACCCAAACAGGTAGATGGGGTGACCTATTTGGTAAAGGGCTTATCAACCGATACAATGATGAATATAAGACTTTCAGTAGGCTATCTGGTGGCTCCCCTACGGGGTAACACAATATAAAGAAGAGTTGTTACAAGCCTAGACTTAAGTTGTTTATACTTAATAGTTTATAGTTTTCCCTTATGGGAATTGTCTGTATAGTAGAGGGAGACGATCTGATTCTCCTTACTTAAACGAATCTTAAGGGGGTATAGTTTAAGGTCACTTTATGGGGGTAAGGGGGTATATATAGTATTAATCATATATTAGAATAATGAGATTAATCATAGATATACATTCTTTAAAAAATACTAGTAAGTAATAACCTATTCTAAACTTCTATAATAACACTTACATAACCAATGTATGATATATGTCCTTTACAAAATGAATAAAGTTATTTAAAAAACTTAAATGCCTTTAGGACTCAACATTCAAAAGAACATCAAAGAACTTATGGCTGACAATAAGAAAAAAGGTAAAGCCAGAGGTGCTAATGGTAAGAAACGTAGCATGGCTCAGATTCTTGCTATTGCTTACTCAAAAGGTCGTAGTAAATGAAAAAAGGTCTTTACTACAATATCAACAGACGCAAGAAGCTAGGCATTAGCCGTAGCAAAAAGAACTCTACGATTGACCTTAAGATTTATAAAAAGATGAAGAACAAGTCTGGTGGGTTTGCTGAAGGCAAGTGAAGATTGGCCCGTTGGAGTTTGAGGTCGTAGAGTACGACTCTACTTCAGCTTATAAAAAGCTTATGGGGAACGAAGGTTCCTCTGATATGTTCGGTATCTGCCAGACATACCCCAAGACTCAGATTCTCATTAACAGCCTTCAAGACCCACAAAGCAAGCAACTGACTTTGCTCCATGAAGTGCTTGAGGCTATTAACTTTCTTTACGAGGTCAAGCTGTCAGAACGGGACATAAAGACCCTTGAGGCAACACTAGGGCAAGTGCTTAAGGACAACCCTAGCTTTACTAAGGGATTTATTAATTAATCGACTTCCAGACCGCATAATCCACATCCAGCTTAACCGACCAGCACATAAGCTTATTGTAAAGCCTGTACCCGTAGCCATATTGAAGGCTAGTACGGCTTACAAGGTCTCCTAGATGGTACAGAAGCCAAGATAAAGCTGTACGCATACTACCTAGAGCCACTACTAAAGTAGTCATTACCTACCTTGGTTGTATAGGTTTTAGGCCCGTAGTAGCTGTCGCCCTGCTTAATGGTGATTCCACCAGCACCGAAATAAGAATCACGAACTTTAGTCACTACACCTGTGCTGGTAAAGGCTGTGTTGTTGACGATTGTAGTTGTGCCTCTGGACTGATGGGACACACCTAAGAACTCAGACCAGTTATCTTCAGCCTGTAGGGTTGCGGTTAGGAAAGTTAAGATTAATAATAGTGTTTTCATACGGATAGAATACTAGGTACAAACGGGTTTGTAAAGGGGTGCTGTAAGTTAGAAGGGTAGCTTATAGTCAATATAAAGGCTTTTTTGTTTATAGGTAGTAATTTAAAGGGGATATAAAACGTATAATAGGGAGGGATGGGGGATGCCATAGGGGTGTCGTAGGGGCTATTTGGAGGCGTTGAGGATGGACAAGGTTTCCTGTTGTAGAGCAGAGGCTTAATAGAGATTGATTGAAGTTGGCAAAGGTTGGCCATAAGAGAGAAGGTCTTTTTAGTGGGGTTGTTTAATGCTCTTGTTAGGGTGGCTTAAGATTTTGGTGAAAAAATCTGAGAGAGTATTAACGTGAATTACTGGTGCGTTTTCCCCCATCGACTTTTTTAGGAGTTTTTCCAGCGGTCGAAGCCGTGTCGAAACTCTATCAGCTCCAGCCGTTGCACGATTGATGCAACCAAAAAAAGATCGGGCTAGAATCGGGCAATCTGGACAGGCTCTCCCTCGTAGGTAAAGAGATTAAGAATGTTTACACCTACACGCAACCAAATAAAGGCCCAAACCCAGGCCCGTTTGACGGCCCGAAAATTTCCCTGGGCTTTGCTTATAGTGCAACGCTCGCAATCGTGACGCATAAAAAACTTTTTAGTGTTTTTTTATTATACCTTGTAACTATTAGAAAAGCATAAGCCAACCATTAGCACACCTACTATCATTCTCTATCACTCTTTTTCGCTTGCCAAAAACTCAAATCGACAAGGTGAGCCGTAAATGGCCTTAGAAACGCTCGACACCGCTTCCCGCTATCCTCTATCTAAAAACGCATTTAAAATCTTTTTTTAAACAGATAAATATCCCTTGACACTCTTCACGCTCTCCAGTATCTTCACCTTATGCAAAACGAAATCTGGACGCTCCTCTCCTTCGGGATTCTCTGCTGTGTGGCAGGATTCTTCTGGGGTGCGGTTTACGTCCTAACAAATAGAAAGAAATAAAAACACAAATGAAAAACACACTATACAAAAAAGCACTACGCTGGGGAGGCTTGGATATGTCCTCCTTTGATACTCCAACTAAAATGACCATAGGCCGTAAACTCAAATTTATGGCTAGGCAATCCCGCCTAGATACTACGGACTTCCCTGCGGGCGTTCCCGTAAAACAACTAGGCAACTTTCAACGCTCTGCCGTGTGGCTCTGGTCTGCTATGCAGGAGAAGAGAAAGACACACCGCCCACTCCTTCCCGTGATGCAACGGGAGCTGGGTATCCGTGACCTGCTAAACATTCAGAGCCATCGGGGTGAGTTCGTAGGAGTTGAATTGGAGTTTTTACTACCAAGACAAGTCAATTCTTCGACCATACGCACTAGCAAGTTTATCGCCCTTACTAGTGATGGCTCTATTTGTCCTCCTAGCGGTTTCATCGGCCTAGAGGCTAACGTGGTTTATGTCCGTGGAGTCTCAGAGAATCGCCTAGAAACATTCTGCGAAAAACTATCACTATCACAAGCACAGGTAAATAAATCCTGCGGTTTGCACCTTCACCTTGATCAGCGGAATGTCAGCCGTGCAACCGCTTGGAGGAGATACCATCGCCTTGTTTCTGCTCTCCCTTGGCTCAAACTTGCCGTACCTCCCTCTAGAATTGGGAATAGTTACTGCCGTTTAAATGTGGCAGGGGAGAATCCCGAAAACTATGACCGCTATATGGCAATCAACTGGAAAGCCTATGCCGAACACGGGACGATTGAAGTACGCCTATTAAACGGGACAACTTCAGCCGACAAGATTAAGCATTGGGTTTCCCTTTGCGTAGGTGCGAGCAGGAACACACTTCCCACGATTGACGCTATGATGAATTGCAACGAAATCCCACGGGAGGCGAAAGAGTGGTTTATGGCTCGCAAGCGGAAATTCTATCCCGACAACACCGCAAGCGGAATGAATGAAGAAGGCTCAGAAGAGTAAGTAAACAACCAACCAAGAAAGAAAAAAACATTATGTGCATAGCAATCGTAAAAACTAAGAACGCAAGAATCAGCCGTAAGCACCTTGAAAATTCAGCCGAAAGTAATCCAGACGGGTTCGGCATAGCGTGGACAGATGGTAAACGCCTACGCACCTTTAAGACGATGAAGGCTGGCGAATGGATTGACAAGGTGATGACGCTGGAGAAATGCACCGCTATCATTCACGCCCGTATCACTACGCACGGGGCGACAGACTTGGAAAACTGCCACCCGTTCCGAGTGAGTAAGGGAATGGCTTTCATTCACAATGGATGCCTTCCCATCTCCACCGCCGACAAGCCAACACGCTCAGACACTTGGCACTTCAATCAAAAAGTGATGCAACCACTAGTACGGGACACGGGGGCGATCACTCCCGCACTTGTCGAAATGCTTCACGAGTATGCTAAGGGGTCTAAGCTATGTTTTCTCAATTATACTGGGAAATTCATCATCATAAATGAAACGGCGGGGCATTGGTCTGGGGGAGTTTGGTACTCTAACAGCTCCTACAAAAACTCAAACGATTGGTGGAAAACTGGTTCCTACACTTGCCCACCCTCTTACTACGGACGCTCGCCCGTACAAATCATTCCGTCCTCTGGGGGCGTTGTCCCGATTGACGATGACGATGCCGTAGAAAGGCTAATAGAAGCTGATTCTATTAAGAAATGGGAACAGCAATCCTTTCACAATACAGAAGGGGCTTGGGAATAATGCAACAAAATCAGAACGACCTATGGGCAGGGGTCAAAGTTTTAATTGTGCTGGGATGGCTCTTTCTAGGGCTGGTCAGCTATATTAAAAACAACAACAAATAAAAAAAGGAGAAAACACAAATGGACGACAAAAAACAACAAGCAGGAATCTGCGAAACTTGCAAAAAAGCTGAAGGTACTCGCCGTTTCCCGAACATAGCGGAAAAAGATGAGGCATTAAGAATGTCCTACATATCTTGCCAGCCGTGCTTTGAAGCGGTCTGGGCTGGGGAGAATTAAACATGAAATACAAAAAAACAAGAATTGATAAATGGGGTTGGCGGTTTGCTTCTAACCCTTGGGAGCCAGATTTGCGGGATACTCGCCCGATTAAAAAACGGGGTCTCAATTCTGGTACTGGGGTGTGTGCGGTATGTGGTGAAGATGCAAAATGGTCTTTCCACTATGTCCCGTCAACTGCGGTTCATCGAATGATGCAACCTAAAGCCGATCATGTGGCCGTATGTGAAAACAAAAAATGTGCGGTTGCTTTGGAGAATGTTGGCTTCTGCGGGTGCGGTTGCGGGGGGTAAACCCTAATCAGATGCAACAAGCGGGGGCGGGGTTCCAATCCCTTCCCCCGTTTTTTTGTGCCTAGATGCCTAATGCAACCACAACCGCTTGTGGCCTAGCCAAACCAGCACCACCACCCCTTGTGTTGAAAATCCAGAAAAATCCATCCTTCTTACTTTGTAAGGAATATATTCTGTATATATGAT